AACAACGTTTAACTTCTCAGCATATAGTTCTTCACTACCAAAGCTAATGTCTTCTACTAATGTAGCAAATTTCTCTACCTCAGTTTGAGCTAGTTCTTTTGTTACGTTTTCAAATACTCTAGTTTTTTGTAGTAGCTCATGCTCATCGTTGATGTTAACGGCGATGTCAACTGCTTCGTTTAATTCACCTTCTAACTCTTCGATTCGCTTTTGCATTTCTGATAGAACATCATATTTTTCTTCTGGAACGTCGATGTAATGTTCAGCAAATACGTCCTTTAAACTACCGATAAAGCTTTCTGTAATCTCGTTACGTAGGCCGTTTTCAATAGCAAGTTCGTTTTCGCTCATCCAGTTCTCAGTCACATAGCTTAGATACTTATCGATGTTTGCGATTAGTTCTGCTTTTGTTTCCTCTAAATCTTTATTATACTGCTCTACTAGGTCTGCTTCGATTTCTTCAATCTCTGCTGCTACTCTAGAAACAACAACAGCTTCAAAAATATCAGCTGCTTTAGATTTAAATTCTTCGCTTAGATGTTCTTCGTCTGCGAAAAGTGTGTTTAAGTCTTCTTGGAAGAGAGCTTCATCAGACTCTGTTTCAGTTTCTTCTTCAACGACTTCTTGTTCTTCTTCAAGAACTTCTTCGTTTTCGATTACTTCTTCAACATCTGGGGAAACTTCATCCTCTTGTAAAACTTCGTCTTGTTCGACTTCTTCTACCTCTTCCTGATGAACATTACCTTTTGAAGATTGTTGTCCGACAACATTTCTAGGGTCTTGTCCATTTTCGTAATTAGGAGCTTGGCCTGCGCCTTGTCCTGAAGGTAGTGTTCCGTCTTTAGAAGCTTTTCCAGAGGCCTCTTTTCCAATTGGAGAAGTCAATCCGCCTTCCTTATTGCCTTTACCACTTAGGTCTTGCATTTCAGGATTTGGGTTTGAATCTCCTTGTAGTGGAGGACTCATATCTCCTTGTGACTTATCTAAAGGACGATTTGCCGCGCCCTCCATAAGTTCTCTGATTTTGGATTCTACTCCCATTTTTTTCTCCCTTTCGGTTTATGTTAAAATAATTTATACTTTAATATAAAGATATAATTTATTTATATTTATTTAAGTTTTTAGATAGTTTTTACACATTTTTTATACTTTTTAGCACGTTATTTACGGCCCAGATACCTGCTGATGATTTTTGTGCTTCTTCTATATCTGAGTAACTATTACCCTGATATATTAAATGCGGACAAATAACATAAGCATTTATCTCACTATGTGACTCTGCGTAATGCACATCACACGGTGTAAGTATATCTGTAAGACTGTGTATATATCTATCAAATACTGTGTCCCTAAATATTACTCCGTGAACGCAATAAGTGTATTCACATCTATATACGTTCTCGTTTACTTTCTTGAGGTTTCTACCAAATAAATGGTTGCCCCCAAGGTATAACACGTCCCAATCGCTCGGGACTTGTTCGGTTGCTTTGTCAAACTCCTCAAGAAAGTTCTCCTTAACTGTAATGTCATCTTCTAAAAATAAGAAGTTATTCAGTTTTAGTTGCTTTGCATATTTAAAACAAAACATTTGAGATAGGGCGCAACCTATTGCACCTACCTTAACTCTATCTGAGATGATACTACCATCTCCAGCCGTTGATTTCCATTCAAGTCCATCAACATATTCTTGTAAACCTAGTTTACTTCCGTCTATGCCCGGCATACGTTCTACGTCTATCGGCCATGACTCAAAAATCTGTTTAGCGTTTTGCCATCTGTCTTTTCGTTTATCAAGATTAAGACAGATCGCTTTGTCAACGAAATGTTCAATTTGCATAATATAATTAGCTTATTATAATCTGTTAAGTCTTGTTAAAAAGTTTTCAAAAACCTTTAATTTAGCTTCCTCTAGTTCTCTTGAACTTGCTTTAGATATAGTTGTTTGTGCCTGTTCTACATCTCTTGCAGTCCAAACACCATCTACCATAACCCATTCTCTACTTTCCATTATACCTTGAACAAAGGCATCTGGTGCTGATGGGTCAGCTACAATATCAGCAGCCGTTGCTAACATAAAGTCATCTTGGACTTCGTTAATCCCATCTTGTTCTTTAATTGAACCTAACCCTCTTGATGAGACGCCTAATGAAGCGCCTTCATCAATTAAAGTTTTAACAATGTTACCCATTGGCGTATTCAATATTTTTGCTTTACCAATGTAATTGTTTCCATCTTCTTTTAAAGATACAATCATGTGAGATACTCTATCAAGATTAACAGTTGGTCCGTCAGGATGTCCTAACTCACCGTATGCTCTGTTCTTGTTTACAGACTCGTCGATATACCTTTGAACTTCACGTTGCATTATCTCTCTTGGATAACGTCTTCCGTTTCTGTTAGTAATCTCAGACTGTAAAAAGACACCTTCAATAAAAGTAGACTTCTTTCCGTCTTTCTCTTCTTGTAAGTATTGAACGTCTTCTGTTATTTCTTTAATTAATTTCATGTTTCTATCCTAAGCTTCCACCATTATAGATACCACCGACTGTGTCTAGTGGTGCATCCTGGTGTTGTTGAGAACCGAATCCACTTACTTTGCCTAGCTCTAAAATTGCTACGGCGTCTCCGCCTGCGATTGCAATGTCTATATCAGATGTATTTTCTGAGTTTTCTACAAACCCATGCCATTCGGTAAATCCATTACCTGTAAGAACAGCTATCTGAACACTATTTCTGCTTATAGTTACACTTGCGCCTGAAGCACAAAACCAATGCATTGCTGAAATATTTACTGCAGGGCTACTAGCAGTTTCTGATGACTTTTTAATATCGACGTCTAAGTCTATAGCACCGCTATCACCACCTGTTCCGGCGGCTTTAACTACTGCTTGAACTTGTGTCAATTTTAAATTACTTTTACTAAAAGCCATAATAGTTCCTAATTAGTTGATTAATATTTTTTTACTTTTTTGTGGCTACCGTGTGAACCTTCTTCTAAAACTTCTACGTTTTCATCTGCAACGTAAACTGTCTCGATGCCATGCTCGAACATTACTTTATACCATTCAACGTTTCCGTCTGCATCTGGCTCAGCATGTTCTCCAAAAATAGGCGTTCCTTCGTTCCACTCTTTGTGCATAATTTTACTTGCACACATATGGTCGTCGTTTGGAAGAGCCCCTTTAGCAACACCGTCAACAGGTGCTTCAGTTAATAAGTCACCTTTGCCTTCTCTAAATTCTTTAAATGTTATCATTTTCTTCCTCTTCTTGTGGCTGCTCATCTTCTTGCTCAGCCTCTGTTGATTCTAAATTTTCGACATCTGCTGCTGCTTCAGGTGATAATTCATCTGATACAGGCTCTTCTACTTCAACTGTTTCAGGTTCTAATGTGTCAGGTGCGTCGATGATTTGTTCTTCACCGTTCGCTAAACCCATTGCCACCATCTCAGGATTATTAAAAATTGCCTGAGACATTTCCTGTTTTCTTTGATTCAACGCGTCTGATGCGTTGTCTCTCATTAAAGTATCAAAGTTTGATGCAACTTCTGCCCCATTACCTGCGGCTATGTCGTCCATCATTTGTTTAATAGTTTCAGTTCTATCCATTTTCTACTCCTTGTTCACCTTCTTGTGGTTGTCCCTCAGGATCACCACCGTCAACTGGACTGAATGGACTCCATTGATATTGTCTTTGTAATTGCGGTTCTAGTGCAATTTCATTTTCCATTTCATCAATCTCATCATCAGTCAGTCTTAGGATTTCCTTCTGGACATACCTCTTACTGAAAAGCGTTCCTATAAATGCGGATACGCCATTTAATACTTCTATTCTACTTCTTAGGATTTCTTGATCCTTAGACTCTGTATAGTAAGCATCTGATGCAAACTCATAAAGTAAATCATCCTTCATGTGTTTCCAATCATCTTCTGTTATAACACCCTTTAAAAGTAATTGTGTTCGTAACAGATCGTCAAACATGACGCTAAATCTTTTTCTTAACTTAGAAATAAACTTAGTAAACTTTAATTCATCTCTATTTATTTCTGCTGCACGACCGAAATTTAATCCGCCTTGCTCTTGAAGTCTGGAAATTGGAACATTTAATGCTTGATATAATTTCTTTTGGAAGTATTCTACGTCTTCAATCTGTCCTAGATTTTGCCCAGCTGGCAAGGTATCTATTTGTGTTCCTGTTCCACCTTCT